CACCACCAACATTGCTAATCGTTTCTATTAAATTGGCCATGTATATGCTATCACCCATTTGAAAATTACTTATATCCATATAGCTCTGTACATCAGATATAACCTGAGAAGTTATTTGTGATTGTGGAACTTTTTTATCTATAAATAAATCAATTTCAAAGGCTAAATTTACTATTCTACCATTGGTAATCTCAACGTAATCATTTAACATTCTATAGTCAGCTAAATAAGTAGCTATATTATCCCTTAGTGCACTTGTTGATGAATTAGTAAGTTTAGAATTAGAATCTAATCCTAATATGTAAGTTTTAATTTTATTCTGTTCTTCAAAAACACCACATCTAAATGGTACTCCGAATTCTCCTGGCATTAGTGCAATTCTGCTTTGATAATCTTTAATTGTAACAGCTCTATTTTGTGCTGAGAAGTTATATCTAACCAAATTTCTAACCTCATCAATACTAGGTACGTCTCTACCACCTAATGCTGGAAAAGCATTGTTAACCTTCAATGATGTTCTAACCGCATTGTTAGTGGTTGCATTTGCACCGTTAACAGTCATGTTTATAACACCTAATGAAGTTAATACGTTTGGTCCAATGTTACTATCAGCACCACCACCAACTCTATATTTAATAAACATGGTTGTGTTAGCTGTTGGTGTTTCGCCAAGCGACATATTATTTATAAAATCACCTATTTGATTTACTAAAGCTGTGTTTGAATCGAAATCACAAAGACTACTAGTGTCTTTATTACCACCACCTAAGATTAATTTAGTAAAACCTAAATCAGTATATTCACGAATAAACTTCTTAGTTACTGATATCCATTTTCCTGGACGTATACCAGCGTTATCACTAACCTTTGAATTATCACTGATAAATACTTTATCTTCGGCTAGTGCATCCATTTCAAACCATCTATTATCTATATTTAAAAATTCATCTATACTTGGTTCTGTTGTAAAATTAGTACCTTGTTTAGTTATAATTGATGTTACTGATAAAACATTATCTTCTGGTAATACAATCTCTAAAAATGGTCTTACGTCACTTGCATTTATAACTCTCTTAAATACTTTTGTGAAACCATTAATAACTATTTCTCTTTTAACAAGTGTATAGTTAATCAATATACCGTTTGAGTTGAAATTTGGTAATATTAGTCTGTTAGGTATACCACCAATAGTAAACGGACTAGTAAAGTCAATATCGTTTGTTGCTTCGAATACCTTACCAGCTCCTGTTACTTGTGAACCAGCTCTAATCAATGGTGCATATGAAATATCAAATGTATCACCTAATACTGGAACCGTAACTGAAAAATCAGCAATGGTTACACTTGGTCTTTTTCCTGGAATGTGGAGACCAAAGGTCCTAGCCATAGATAATACCGATTTTCTTTCTTGAGCATAATCTATTTGAGTCTCTTGAAACATTCTATCGGTGTTATATGAAAGCATATCACCAACGGCAGCATTTAATTCAAGAAGCATCATACCAACACTTGCATCATTAAAATCATTAAAGATATCTGGATAGTATTGTTTAACCATGTTAACTAAGTCAGCTCTTATGTCTGCGAATGACCTAGATGTATAACCGATTCCTGTGTTTGCCATATTAATTTGTTTTTAAAATTTCTTTACCGTTTTCATCTAATCTAATAAAACCACATTTTAAGTATTCTATTATTTCATTTTGACGTTTATTATCCTTATCTTGTTGTTTAGTATGATATTTTTCATCAAACTCTAAAACAACATTCTTATCTTTATCGTACCCATCAACCCAATAACCTAATTCTTTAATATAATATTCACCACCATTTTCAGCATGTTGAAAACTATAACCATGTTCAACCCCATATTTTTCAATAATAGGTATTGACTTCCTATTATAAAATGGTGTTACTTGATTACCATTAAAATGAGCTAATTCAATTCTTTTTATATGTGATATTCTTAATTTTCTCTTAGTTTCTTTTGATGTTGGTCTATTTTTCATAACTTCTGATATAGACCTAGTTATACCAAGTTTATCCAATGTTTTCCAAACTTTATATTGGCTACATCCTAATTTTTCCCCTATATCATATGATGTTAGTTTATCGTCTAAATAAAGTTTCCTAACTAAATCTTTATCTAAATCAAAACTATTATGAACACCCTCCCTATCACACTTAATTATTTGAGCTTCTGATTTATTTCTATTAAAACCATATTCCACTAACCTTTTATGAACAGTATCAACACTACATTTTAATTCTTTACTAACCATACTTATAGACTTATTTTCTATAACGTATTTTTGATGTAATACCCTTTTATCAATATTTATTATTCTTTCACTCATTAAATTTTAATTATAATGAAATCTGATGTTGTGAATACATCATCTGTTATTGTATAGTCCATTCTAACAACAGCTGCATAATCACTTTCTGTTGATTGTTCCACCGATATATTAGTAACTTGTAATTTTGGTAAATACTTTTTAACAACGGTTGTAATTTCTTCTTTTATCTTATTAAGGGTAAGCCCATCTTCTGGTTCAAATATGAACCTTAACAAATCAGTCCCAAAATCTGGATTATAGAGTCTTTGACCTCTTCTTGTTAATATTAGATGAAGAAGGTCTGCTTTGATAGCTGAAGCATCGTCTGAATTTAAGTCTAGGAAGAATCCTTTGTGGGAGTCTTTGAAGGGATAATTTATGTTTATGTATTTTCCAGCTGCCATGACGTGTTTATTACATAAATATAATACTAAACTATTTTTATAAGTAAATAAGCAAATAAAAAAGGCCCTTACGGGCCTCTTTATGGTAAAATATTGGTATTTTTAATGCGTCTTTAGGTCCTTCTTATTGAAGTCTATTTCACAAGCACCACCGCCTCCGCATGCAACTTGGTCATTAAGATTGGTATTATCTGTTATTTCAATCACTTTGGTTAAATCTACATTTGATAGTGATTTCATCATTTCTTCGTATTTCTCTTTTGAACAATCAGTGAAAGGAGCTTGGATGTAATTTCCACCATCATATGGTAATACCGATATACCATTAAATGTGTGCCTATTAGCCCACATCCACTCTCCAACAGATGGCCATTCATTAACCTTATAGACCACATTACCATCACTACCTCTTCTATCTTCCATTATTGGTTGAGCGTGTGCGTCTAGTAATTTAAGTCCGTTTTCATCTAGTTTAGAGACCTTTTCAGCCTCTTTCTTGATAGAAACGGTAACTGATACGTTATGTGTATTTTGACCGTCTCTATGCCCAGCTCTGACCCAACTGGTGTTGAATAGCTTTACACGACTTAGTAGGTCCAATGGGGCTTCAAATCTGAATATAGACCCTTCTGGTGCCTTTACTGGAACAGATATAACAGCTTGTTCTTTTGGTTTGAAGTATTCGTCTTCCACTAACTCTGGGTGTTGTGATGCTAAGTAATTATAGATAGCTTCATTTTTACCAACACGAATTCTTCTAATATAATAGTCATTATGCCATGCGTGTATTCCAGATGACGTTCCTAACACCAATGATGATGTCCCAGAAGGTTTAACTGTTGTTGTTCTAGCTGCTTTATTGATTCCTATTAATTTAGCTATTCTTGCGTTTTCTTTTAAAACAACCTTAGCAGCTAATTCTAAATCATACTTTAAAACTTCACCAGAACCAATACCAGTCATTCCAACTCCAACCAACGCATCTTTTTCTGTTGTACGTTTCCATACATCTCTAAGGTAATGGAAATTAGTATACCCAGCTTGGAGTGTTCCAATTAATGTCGCTGCTTTAACTCTACTTTCAAGGTCTTCTTGTGATTCGATATTAGATGCATTTATTTCACAAAGATTACAAAATTGATATGGTCTTAAAGCAATTTCACAACATGGGTTTGTTCCCCAATCTTTATCGTTAGAAAAATAAACTCCTGGCTCACCAGAACCACTCTCTTCAATTTTTTTCCATAAGTCAAAGAAATTTTGTTCAGTAACTTTATGTCTAAGTATGACAACCGAATTATTTGCTCTACCTCTTTGTGGGTTTAATTCCCACCAAGCACCAAACTTCGATGATAACATTTCTTCATCATCAAATGAAAATAAAGAAATCAAAGCTGCTCTACGAATACCACCAGTTAATACAGCATCAGCTATAAAACAAATAATATCATGAGCCTCCAAAGGTGTTAATTTATCACCATCATTTTTATTATCTAAAATCTTTTTTATATTGTGAACACAATCCTTAAGTGGTTGAGGACCAGGAGCTTTACCACCACTAGTTACTAACAATGCACCCTTGTGTCTAATATCTGAATAATCAAAATCTGGTGTTGACAATCCTTCAAAGTAAGACCTCATAAGCGTCTTTATCGTATCAGCCCATCCTTCTATGGAATCACCAATTAAAAATCGTCTGGTTCTAGTTGGATTTGGTTTTCTAATCTCTGGAAGTTCATCTATATGATGTTTTTGTACTGAGTAACCAACACCAGTTCCACCTAATAGTAGAAACATTGTTTCACTGAACGCTCTCCAATCATCTATTGGTAGATACGCACAATTATAAATTCTGTTTGGGCTTATGTCAATTGGTTTACCACCGAATTGTAGTGAACGCATTGATGGTAGAACCTTTTTATCATAGACATATTTATAAGCATTTTCAATTTCATCTTTCAAAAGCGGATACTTTCTCTGATGCATTTCTTTGTTTCTGCTTACTAATTCATTCCATGTTTCTCTTCTTTGCAGTGGTGGCATATACTTGGCATATTTCATATGCACAGTTATGTCTGATAAAATACTAGTTGATAAATCCATACATCTTAAAAAAAATTAATTTATGTTATTATTTTCATTAGGTGAAACTCCTTCATTTGGATTTATTAATCCAATATTAGCGGTAAGCGTTTTATTTCTATTAAGAGCAGCTTCTATAACTTGATTGGTTCTTTGCTGGTCTTGTATTTGAACATCCTTTTTATAAGCAATTTGTGTTTTAGGGCCTTTACTTTCACCCATATCTATTTGAATAGTTGCATTATCAAATTTAATATCTTGCATTATAATACCATCTTTACCAAAACGAGATTTAAGAACCGCCATTGTAGCCGTTCCATCATTTTTTTGGTCTAGTGTTTTAGCGATAGAAACAATGAAGTGACCTATCATACCCTTTTTGATAGAACCAGCCATTTGGTCTGCCTCTACTACTAAAGCTTTAATAGAACTTCTATTACCTTGAACCGCTGTCCATCCAGCGATATCTAATTCAGATAACATAGTTTCAAATTGTCTCATGATAGTTCCTTCTCCAATATTGGCATCATCGAAATGTTGTGATGTTTGTACACAATCAATATAATCTAATAAAACAACATCTGGTTTAAAACCCTGAGCTGTTAACTTTCTAATATATTGTCTAATGATTGGTATTGTAGTACCATCGCTTGGAAACTTTTTTAATTTTAATATACCCTTACCTTCTTTTGTTGATGTGCTCATATCATGACACATCTTTATTATCTCATCTTTATGTAATGATAAACTATTCAAATCAATCTTAGACCAACAAGCTAAGTGTTTTCGTTGAATTACTTTTGGGTTATCCTCAAAAAATATTTGTAATACTTTATTACCATCATTCATAGCGGTATTCGCTATCTTAGTAATCATAGTAGTTTTACCCACACCAAATGGTGCTAGTATTACTGCTAACTCACCCTTAGATAAACCACCATCCATTATCTCATCCAATCCTGATATACCTGTTCTAATAGGTTTTCTGAAATCATCAATTAAAACCGCTTCAATATCTTCTAGTACATCAAAACCATCATCTTTCAAATCACCATATTCTAATGCTTTCCTTAGTAAGGTTTCACATTGTTCATACTCATCAAGATTACCACCCTCAACAATTTTATTTATTTTTAGTAGAGTTTTTTTCAATTCTTGTTGTTTACAAAACTTCATTGCTATATCTTATA